TCCTCTCATTGAGGTCATGGAATAATCTGGACTTAATGGCTTTGTGCGGGGCTGTTATGGCCGAATATGAATCCTGTCCGCCTCGGCAACAGCCAGCAGCTATCTGCATAGACTCAATCGGCGTAGGCGGAGGCGTAGTAGATCGTCTCAGAGAACTGAACCTCCCAGCGATCGGCATCAACACCGCAGAAACTCCTGCGATGCGACAGACCTATCTGAATCTTAGAGCCGAGCTCTGGTTCAAGGTCAAAGCCTGGCTGGAAGCCAGGGACTGCTCGATGCCGCGAGACGATAACCTCCTCGCAGAGCTAGTGAGCCCGAAATATAAATTCACAAGCAGCGGCAAGCTTCAGATTGAAGGTAAGGACGCGATGAAAAAGAGAGGCTTGCCGAGTCCCGACATGGCTGACGCTCTCTGCTTAACCTTCGCTGTCGAGGCCGCAACGGTCCTACATGGCGGGTCAATGTCTAGCAACTGGTCGAGCCCCCTCCGTAGAAATCTCCCCATGACCTAACGGTTTTATCCTGTTTTTGGTAAAATGGGAGAATATCCATATGTGGACTTTCTGCCATGCATAGCTCAAAGAAGCCTTATAAAAGAGGCAACCAGGGAATCAATGATGCTGCCGCTGATATCGTCATCATGTTGAACACTGGCGATAAAAAACCTCAAAAGAAAAAGCCCAAGAAGAAGAAATAGCCAGTGGCTGGATTTGGGATTTTAAGTAAGTTAGCAAAGCCAGCGGCTGCAATAGCTGCCGTACCTGCGCTGACTCCAGAAGAAGCAGAGGCTGGGATTATTCTCGGAGCCTTAAAGGAAGGCAGAAGAATAGGCCAGCGTTACCCTACGGCTACTAGCGCAACAGAAAGCCCTTTCGACCCATCGTTAGTTATCGACACAAAAGCGATTGATGCCGGTGGAAATCTTGAAGGTACGGTTGCTGCCGCCGTCAGAGATATGCCTGGTATTAAAACAAAAGCGAAATCAACAACAGGATTGTTGAACGCTTACCAAGATCAAATGGCAGATAACCTCCAATTTTTGTATGGGCAAACACCAACTAATGTCGTTGATGTAGCAAAAAACTGGTATCGAGGCGCTAATCAACTAGCAAGCGGCTTGTCAAATAAATATGGCGTATCGATTGAACAGGCTTCGGGCGTTTTGGCATCGTTATCTCCTCAAAAGGATTGGTATCAAAATGTCTCTTTAGCTGATCGGGTTTTTGCTGCTTATAATTCTGGAATTAAGGCAGGAAACTCTTTGCCAGATAAAAAGCACTCTTCAAAATTGAAAGAGTTGTATTCGGGAAAACAATATTCAGAAGATGTAAGAGAGGTTCTAAGAAAACCATTTTCTGATCTTTCGGGTGTTCAAAAGGCGATGTGGGTGAGATCACATGACCAGGCTTTTTCTGATCGAGGGTACGACATTATATCGCCCACAGGTGAATCTATGGGTCCAGCCTTAACCGGAAAGGGGGAGCGAGCTACTACAGCTTGGGGACCAAATAACGTCATAGCAAAAGCGATCAATCTTATTGAAAACGGCGATATTGACAATATATCGAGCAAGATGGGCGAGAAGCATAAGGTTCGTAATTTTTACAATAATATTGTGTCTCCAGAGTATGCAAAAGACATGACTGATGTCGCTGATGTGACAATGGATACTCACGCTGTAGCAGCCGGGCAACTAATGCCATTGAGCGGAACCTCCCCGGCTGTAGCTGCAAATTTTGGCACCGGAGCTCCAGGTTCAGCGATTACCGGGGCCAGCGGAACTTACGGTATCAATGCAGATGCATACAGGATGGCAGCGCAGCAATCTGGTATAATGCCAAGAGAAATGCAGTCCGTCACATGGGAGTCGGTACGCAATCTTTTCCCCAAGGAATTTAAAAGTGCCAGTAATAAAGCTGAAATTGAGGGAATCTGGAACGACTACTCGAAAGGTCGGATCAACCTCGATACCGCTAGATCACTTATCCTCGAAAAAGCTGGAGGAGTGGATGCTCCGAACTGGGCTACAGGACGATCTTCTGCAAATGATGCTGGATCGACATCTCCCGTTCAACAAAGCAACTTACCTCAGCCTGGCTTACTCGGACCATCCTCCAATGGAATGGACCGCAGAACTGGAAGCGGACCTTCCTCTTCCTCTGAAGGCTCAATCGATCCAAGACTTCTTGGCGGAATAGCAGCAACCTCAGCAGCAACCGCAGCCGCAGCCCCAACCCTAGCAGACCAGGGCGCGGGGATAATGGACTTCCTAGCTAACGCAGCCCAGGGCGCTATAGCGCCAATTGCCAACGCTCCGAACACAATCATCCAAGCTCTTACGAGCGATCGGTCTAACGAGCAGCTTAAAGCTGATCGGGACCAGCGCCTAGATCAGAACGACTACCAACTCAAGACCGACCTAGGTCAGCAATATACGCAGCAAGCTCTTCAGTCAGTCGGCGGACTTATAAAGTATCTGCAAGACCAGGCAGAGCAAAGTCGAATTGTTAATGCTGCAAAGAACAGCCGAATCCTTCAAACAATCCCCAATGCTTATAACCAACTGCCAGAGCGCGGTCGGATCGTCGGCAATGCCTTATTGGATAGCTTTTTATGAGCGAGATGTACGAAGACGAGGAAGAAACTTTCGAGGATGAGGAAATCTCAGAAGGCGAACTGGAAGTCGATGAAATCGATAGCGAAGACGGGGGCGAGATCGATGATGAATCTCTTCAGTCAACTGTCTCGCTGGGCATCCAAGACGCGATTGATTTTGTCGATCAGACGCTCTCTCCGCGAAGAGCTCTCGCTGCCAATTATTATGACGGCGAACCCTTCGGCAACGAGCAAGAAGGTCGATCAACAGCGCAAACGATGGACGTTCGCGATACCATCCAAGCATTTTTGCCTTCTCTGATGCGGATCTTTTGCGGCAGCGATCAAGTGGTCGAGTACGCACCTCGCAATGCAGAGGACATCGAGGCCGCTTCCCAGGCCACGAACTACGTTAATTTCATATTGAATAACGATCAGACAAGTCCATATATATCGATTCTTTATGCGGCCTTTAAAGATGCGCTTCTCAAGGGTGCAGGATTTCTAAAATATGTCTGGGTTGAGACAACCAGCACAGAAACGGAAGAGCTCGACAATCTCGATGAGCAAATGCTGGCTGCAATATCGTCAGACCCCAATGCAGAGATCACAAGCCTCAAAACAGTTGTTGGTCCGGGGGGAGTCCCTCTCTCAAGCGTCACGATAACTCGATCGGAAACGAAAGGTAGGGTGTCGGTTGAGAGCGTCCCCCCGGAAGAGTTGCTAGTTAATAGATCGGCAAGATCGTTTGCTGATGCTGACCTGGTTGCTCACCGTAGGTTTATCACTGTCTCAGAGCTCTGCGAGATGGGCTACGATTTTGACGAGGTTGTTAATTTTGCAAGTGACGATGATGATTTCAACCTAAATAACCAAGAAGCTGAACAGCGGATGTTCCAATTCGACTCTCAGGCAAATGCAAATTTCGGAGAAGACCCATCCCGCCAGCGAGTTCTTTATGTTGAAGCATACATGCAAGTCGATAGCGGTGATGGGATCAGCACACTCAGGAAGATTTGCTGCGCTGGCTCGAACTACGAAATAATTAGAAACGAACCGGCTGACCAAATCCCGTTCGCGATGTTTAATCCCGACCCAATTCCTCATTCTTTTTGGGGCGGATCGATTGCTGATCTCACGATGGATATTCAGCGTATTAAGTCGGCGGTGCTAAGAGCCAGCCTTGATTCTTTAGCAATGTCCACCCATCCGAGGATCGGCTTTGTTGAAGGCCAGGCTAGTCTGGAAGACCTAATGAACAGCGAGCCCGGCAACATTATAAGAATGAGGCAGCCAGGGGCAGTCGTTCCATTCAATCTTCCTTATGTTGGCGAGCAAGCCTTCGGGATGATGGCCTACTTAGATGAGATGAGAGAGAACAGGACCGGGATCAGTAAAGCTGCAAGCGGCTTATCTCCCGACCAGTTGCAATCAAGTACGCAGCAAGCGGTCAATCAGACCATCGAAGCAGCGCAGCAACGGACAGAACTCATTGCCCGGCTGTTTAGCGAAAACGGCATGACCCGGCTTTATTCTGGAATTTTGAAACTGATTACGAAATACCAGGACGAAACAAGAATCGTCAGGCTGACAAATGGTTTCGTGCCGATGAACCCAGAAAGTTGGGATCCAAAAATGGACGTTACAACTAATGTTCAACTCGGCTCTGGCGGTCAGCGGGAACGAATGCAGATGCTCCAGGGCATCAACCAAATCCAAGAGAAGCTTTTAACAACGCTGGGTCCAGAGAATCCAATCGTTAACGTCCAGAATATGTACAACTCTCTGCAAGGGATCATGGAAGCTGGCGGCTTGAAAGACG